GAAGTTATTATAATTTCCAGTGGTGCTGCATCGTCCTGCATTAGAACCAAAGAAGTTATTATTGCATCCAGTGGTGTTGAAGAATCCTGCTTGATAACCTAAGAAGTTATTATTGCATCCGGTTTCGTTACATTTTCCTGCCTCATTACCAAAGAAGTTATTAGAATCTCCAGTGGTGTTGCATCGTCCTGCAGAATTACCAAAGAAGTTATTATGGCATCCATCGGTGTTGGAGTTTCCTGCAGAATTACCAAAGAAGTTATTATAAGATCCAGTGGTGTTGGAGTATCCTGTACATTGACCTAAGAAGTTATTATGACATCCAGTGGTGTTGGAGTATCCTGCACGACGACCTAAGAAGTTATTACAAGATCCAGTGGTGTTGGATCGTCCTGCATTATTACCAAAGAAGTTATTATAACGTCCAGTGGTGTTACTGTTTCCTGCACTATCGCCTAAGAAGTTATTATCACGTCCATTGGTGTTGTTGTATCCTGCAAAAGAACCTAAGAAGTTATTAGAACTTCCAGTGGTGTTGTTGTATCCTGCAGCACAACCTAAGAAGTTATTATGACTTCCAGTGGTGTTGGCGTATCCTGCACAATTACCAATGAAGTTATTATGACATCCAGTGGTGCTGCATCGTCCTGCAAAATAACCCAAGAAAATATTACAAGATCCAGTTTGTAAAGATTCGCCAGAAGATGTACCAATTGCTATATTATCTGCTCCAGTTAAGGGATTGCTTTCTCCTTTTCCAGCAGATTTACCTAAGAATATGTTTCTGTTTCCACTTGTAATGCATCTTCCAGCTTCACAACCAAGAACAACATTATCAAAAGCAACAACAGCGTCATTTCCTGCACACTTGCCGATGAATACGTTATTATCTCCCTCAACACCAACTCCAGAACGTCGCCCGATGGAAACATTATCTTCTCCATCAGCGGATGTTCCAGAATAATCTCCAAGGAAAATGTTATAATTTCCACCGCTAATATGTCCAGATTTTCGTCCAATGTATATATTATTAACACCACCACTAAAATCAAGAAATCCAGCTCCCTGTCCTATGGCAATAGTACCATTAGCAATACTACGTTCCCCAGCATATACTCCTAAGAAAACATTTTTACTACCCGTAGCACATCTTCCAGTGCGTTCTCCAACATATACATTTTGGTTTCCAGCAGCACCTTGTTCTTTTGAAAGATATCCAATAGTAACATTAAGACAACCAGTGTTCGCACATGACGCACTAGAACCTATCGAAACATTAAATCCCGAACCAGCATCTGCTCTTGAAGCACACTCACCAATAGCAATATTATTACTTCCCGTATTATATACTCCAGCATATTTTCCTAGGAAAATGTTGTTATTTCCAGTGGTGTTGGAGAATCCTGCACATTGACCTAAGAAGTTATTATTACATCCAGTGGTGTTGTTGCATCCTGCAAAACCACCAAAGAAGTTATTATAAGCTCCAGTGGTGTTGTAATATCCTGCATATGCATTAAAGAAGTTATTATAAGCTCCAGTGGTGTTGCAGTGTCCTGCACTATCACCAAAGAAGTTATTATAACATCCAGTGGTGTTGCAGAATCCTGCATTCGAACCTAAGAAGTTATTATAACGTCCAGTGGTGTTGTAGTATCCTGACGAAGAACCTATGAAGTTATTATAATTTCCAGTGGTGTTGCATTTTCCTGCTTCACTACCTAAGAAGTTATTATGACGTCCACTGGTGTTGCGGCATCCTGCTAAATAACCAAAGAAGTTATTATGACGTCCACTGGTGTTGGAGCATCCTGCACCAACACCAGCAAAAAAGTTATGGGTTCCAGTAGTTAAATTTGCACCAGTAGTATTATCACCAATTTTAATATTACTTCCATTAAACCCTAAAACACCATCAACAGTTAATTTTGTTATTGGTACTCTGGTGCCTATTCCAACACTACCTGTAGCAGTTATATCACCATCTACATTTAAGTCGGTGATTACTTCACCCTCAATACTCAAATCAGAACTAATAGCAACTCTTGGTGCATTAAATTCACCCCCAATACTCAAATCAGAACTAATAGCAACCGTTTGTGCATTAAGATTTAAGTTAGTTGGGCTTGTAATATTGGGAGTCCCAGAATCACCGGTAAGATTTATATCTCTTGCACCAAACTTTTTGACTGACATTTGATATACGGTTTTTTATTATTTATTTAACTGAAATTGAAACTCCACCAAAAGATAATCCAGAAGTACTTAATAATGGTGGTTGAGGTTTACTTGCATCAGTATAATAAGGATTAAAGAGTATTCTCTTCTCAGCACCTCTCATATTATAAGAACCTGTCCAATATGAAGTGGTTTGATCATTGGTCTCATTATCTCGATATGGAGACCCTATTTTAGATCCATGTCTATTTAACCATTTTTTGGTTTGCTTTTGTGTTGCTTTTGGATTTGATTGTAAATACAAAGCAAGAACACCAGTAGTTACTGGAGCAGCAGCAGAAGTGCCATTAAAATATCTATCATAAAAACGAGTATCATCATATCTCATATAAGTGAGAGAATCTCCTGAAAGTCCAGGTGCTAATGTTGAATCTGCTGGAGACCAAACATCAACTCCAGGACCATTATTAGAATAATCTGCCTTTCTTTCTTCATAATTAGTTTCTACTTCATCATCCATTGCACCAATACAAATCACTGGATGATAATCATTTGCAGAATCAAATCCAATTCCTTGAGGATGTGTGAAGTCTCTGTGATTACATTTATAAATGCTAGCAATAGTATTTAATCTATCAGGATCAGTTGCACCAATACCAAGTTTTTGGTTATAATTTCCTGCTGAAGCAATATAAATTGGACCTTCTGCCATCAATTCATCAGCAGCAGTTTCGGTTGCACTTGATCCAGAATTAACTGAAAAGGATCTATTTCCACTAGAAGCACGTAAACCATCAACCATTGCTTTTCCTAAAAGATCATTTCCAGTTCCAGTTACACTACCACTGTATGTTCCAGATGTTCCTCTAAAGATAAAACTAATTGGACCATTTTGTGCAAATGATACTCTATATCCCCAACTTCCATTAATAATAGTTGGATTTTTGACTCCTGTTTGTGGATTGATTGGTTTGTATTTATGGAATACCTTCATCAAATCATGATTTTGTTCAATGGTGATTGATAGTGATGCAGGTTCTCCAATACCAGACATATTCCAAATATTTGCTTCAAATGCTGCACCTGCATTTTTACCTGCTGCCAATCCAGCACAAGCAGTTCCATGTCCATTAGTTATTCCACTAGTTCCATCTAAAGATTCTCCAATAGTATTATCAACAACATAAGTAGAACTTACCGCAATAGTTCCAAAATCTTTTGTTCCACCTGTATCAAAGTCTGTGGATCTATATCCACTAGAATTGTTATTCCACCAGTTACGAGCAGCAATAGTGGCAATACCAACTCTTCCATCTGCTTTAGTGTATGTATTTGCCTGAAGATATGAAGAAGTTGGATCAAGATAAAGTGGTCCGTCCAATACAATATCTCTAACTCTTGATTGTCCTTTACCATCCATAAACTCTGGATGATACTGAAGAACACCAGAATCCTGAATGATAATATCAACATTCTTACCAGTCATATTATAGCCAATATCAGTAAATTCTGGTGCTAAATCGCCAGTTCCTGTCCAAAAATCACCATTTGTTGCTAATCCAACTCTCTGTACACCCCAGTTAGTTCTGATGACTTCTGGGGAGTTATAAGTTCTATCAATTCCTCCGGTAAGTAATCCTGGACTTTCAGTTGATGGTTGTGGATCTTCAAAAGCAGTTATATCTTTATCTGTTGCTTCTTCAGTTACTGAAGTTTTGGATTGACAGCAGAGTAGTGAGGTTGCATACTCTTGAACCACAACATCATCAACAATAACAGATTGTAAGTTACTTCCAAGACCAATTCCAATAGAAGTTGTTGTGGATAATGCAGTAAAAGTACCACCAACTGTTACTGTTTGACCAGCAGTGCCGTTGAACAATGCAATGGCAGTTCCCCATCCAACACCATCTCTTACATGAAGTCCTCCTACGGTAGTTAGTGAATTAATAAGACAACTTGCATAATATGTTTTTCCAGGTACAGTAGTAATTGTTTGATATGTGCCGACACTTCCATTTCTGGTAACTTTTAATTGACCGTTTATGATTTCATGTATAAAATTAATAGGCTCCCACCCATCATCATTAGTATCAAAAGTTCCATTCGTAATTAAATTAGGTGATGAAATTACTTCTAGTTCTTGTGTTGGTACTGTAAAGTTGGAGGTGTAGAGTGCTGTTCCTTTTATAAATCTTAAATTAGAAATATAACCATTAAAAAATGATTGATCTCCTGTAACACTACCAACTAAAAGGTCATTTGATGTTGATGGGATTGCTCCCAATTCAAAAAGGCCACTAAGTGTTTCTGAACCATCAATATAAATTTTTATACTAGTTCCATTTTTAACTACAGCAAAGTGATACCAAGTACCTGCTGATAGAGCTTGAGAGCTATTATATGTAAGTTGTAGTGTTCCGTTAGAAATAGTTGCACGGAGTCGATCATTCGACTCAATTCTTAAAATAAACTCTTGTACAGAAGTTCCAGAAAAATTCCACTTCGATGCAATACAATGAGGTTGTCCAGTTGTATTGCGATAAACCCATCCTTCTATAGTAAAATCACTACTTCCTAATTGTAAATCAGAACTACTTGGAATTGATAAGTAATCACCAGAACCATCAAAAGCAACGGAACCTGTTATACCTGGATATGTTGCTTCTAGTTCTTCTGTTGGTGGTGTAAAGTTTTCGGTATAAAGTGCTTTTCCTTTTCTAACTCTAAAGTTTGAGATCTTACCATTAAAAGCACTTCCTCCATCAGTTGCAGCAATACGTAAAGGTGTAGAAGCTGGTGAAAGTGAAAGTCCAGAAGTATAATTATTAGTAGCTCTAGCAATTCCATCAATAAAGATTTTAAATTCAGAAGAACTGGTGTTTTGTCTAACTATAGCAACATGGTGCCATTGTCCAGGTGTTAGTCCAACTGAAGTTTGTATATCTGTAAAATTACTTCCATTAAACGAAAATCTAAAGTTTAGGTTGGATCCAGCAGCATACAAAGCATATTCGCAATTTGAAGGAGTGGTAGTGTGATTGGTTCCTTTGGCGAAGAACAATTGACCACTGTTGGAATCGTCTCGATAAATCCAGCATTCAATAGTAAATTCTTCGGCACCAAATTGAAAACTTGGGTCATTTGGAATAAGTAGATAATCACCATTACCATCAAAATCAACAGAACCAGTAACTGCAGGTGTTAATGTATCTGGAATATAAGGAAACTTTTGACCTTCAAATGCTGGACTATCTGTAGATAATTCTGGACTTCCAATTAAAGTAATTTCTCTTCCAGTTGCCTCAAAATCCGGATCAGAAATACATGTGAGTATTCTGGTATTCTCTATATTTGTGAGGGGTAAGGTTGGTGGTGTAAAATTGGATGTGTAGAGTGCTGTTCCTATTACAAAACGCAAACTAGAAAGTCTACCATCGAGATATAAAGTATTGAAACCACTTACTCCAATTGTAAATGGACCACTATAAGAATTGAAAGTTCCGACTGATCTTGAGTCTATTTCTGTACCATTAAAGAATACTTTTAGAGTTGAAGACTCTTTTACAAGAGCAACATGATGCCATGTACTACTGGTTATTGGGGTTGTTGTAAAGTAATTATTACTACTACCAGCAGCATAACGAACCTCAAAAACAACATTTCCACCACTAGAAACAAGTCTTAAAACAAGATTAGAATTATTGCCTAAATGAAAAATAGTGTAAGGTCCATTATTGGCTACGTCAGTTGCGGTGCCAAAATATTTAAAAAATGTTTCAAATGTAAAATCTGAGTCAAGTATATTTAAACTACTATCAAAAGGTATTGATAGTCCATCATCACCATCAAACGCAACGGAGTTTAATGTTCTAAAATCTGATTGTAATTGTTCTGTTGGTGGTGTAAATGATGATTTATAAAGTGCTTTTCCTTTAATGACTCGGAGGTTTGATATATTACCATCAAAATCTTCTTGATTTACCGTTCTACCAACTAATGTATCAGAATCTGTAGCTGGAATTGTAACGCCAACTCCATGGTCAATTTCAAGATTACCATCAAAAAACATTCTTAATTTATCTCCATATCTTGCAACAGCAACATGATGCCAAGTATTCAATGATAATGATGGAGACAAATTAGTAGTAAACTGTGATATAGCAGATCCAGTTGAAAGGTTTAATTGTACCTCATTACTACTTGTGATTCTAAAAATAAATTCAGAAAATGCAATTGCAGAATTACTCCACTTACTAATAATAGTTTGGTTTTTGGAAGAATTGAGATATACCCAAGCTTCTATAGTAAAATCACCACTACCAAATTCTAGATCAGTATTATCTTCAATTGTTAGGAAATCTCCATCTCCGTCAAAAGCAACGGAACCAAACAAGTTTGCAATTAGTCTGGCAAATCCTTGAGACCAACTATTAAGTCCCAAACCTAAAAAAGGATTCTTATGAGACATTATCAGGCACCTTCATATATTACCTTTGCCGATCCTCCTGTAAGAGCTCTTGCCCAAACATATGCAGCACTACTAACATGACTTAAATCGGTTACAGTTTTTTTCATTTCACCTTCATATGCTTTATAAACCAAACCAGGATCTGTTGCTGTTGGAGCAGCATCTGCTGCTGTGAAATTAATCACAATTGGATTACTACTTTGACATTGAAAGGTGATAGTTGTGACATTATCACCAATCTTAGTATATTCACTTGTAGTAACTTCTGTGGATGCTAGTGCCATTATAATACTTTAATAGGACTTTATTTTTTATTTATAGATTGTGTCAATTTGGATTCTCTGGAGGTGGAACCTTTGTTGGTGGGGCTGCAATTCCAGGTGGTGGAAACTCTTGATTATCAGACATTAGAATTTTATGCATCTTCTGAAGTTGGTTCTGTAAACATTGATGAAGCTACATTTGGTTTAATAGCATCAATTTTATCTGCTGATTTTGTGAATAAAATATTCTTAATTCTGTCACTGATTTGAGATGGAGACTCATCAGAGGCAATCATATCAATAAGTTCTTCCATTTTTTAAATATTAAATACTGCAGTTATTTATATCTCTCCACCACCAGGAACTTCTGTTGCACTTTCATCTGCCTCAGGTTCTAGAGGAACTTTACCCATATCACCTTCAACATTATCACCCATAGGCATTCCTGTTTCTGGGTCAACCATTGCCGTTGGATCTGGAATTACTCCATCTTTGATTTCTTTTTCAATCAACTTATCCTGTTCAATAATCTCTTCATCAGTTTGTCTTAGAATTTCTCTACGAATATAATCAGAAGAATAGTATTTACCAACATAAGGTTCTGCAGCAGCAACAAGAGTCAGTCTTTCATTCATAAGTTCAGAATTCTTAAGTTCTGAGAAGTGATTATCATATAAGAAATCATATTGGATATGTTGCTGAATTTTATCCCAATCTTCTGGTGTAATAATATTCTTTAGAATCAATTGAGTCTTCAACATATCATTAAACATATTTGAGAATCTCTTTCTCAAACGACCAACAAACTTAGTAAACTTAAGTTCGTCTCTTAGGATTTCAGAAGATCTTCCCAAGTTAAACCCACCTTCTCCATCCATTCTTGAGGGTGGAACATTAAGGGATCTGTATAGTTTTTTCTTAAAATATTCAATATCAGTGATTTCTCCAAGATTTTGGCCTCCTGGCAGAGTTGAGATTTCTGTTCCCCTTCCACCTTCTCTGCGAGGCAACCAAAAATCTTCAAGCATTGACATGTATTTTTTGTCATCTCTAATCTCTCCAGTATTTGCATCATAAACTAACTTGTTACGATATCTCATCATAACATCACGCAGATATTGCTCTGCTTTTACCTTTGGTAGATTTCCGACATCAATATAGAAAATTCTACGTTCTGGTGCTCTTGATAATCTATAGATTACAAGACTATCCTCAATCATTCTAATTTGATTGAGGGACTTGATTGCCTTGTTTAAGTATGATAATGTAATTGACTTATTTCTATCTACTAGTCCAGATGTGCAGTATGTAATTGCATCCTTTGCAATTTTTATTCCACCACTTTGAGCACCACCACCTTTTGTTTGTAATGGTCCTGATGGATAGGACATTTTTGGATTATAAACGAAATACTCTTCAATCTCAGGGAAAGTATAATCCATTGGATTTTGGTCCCTAAGACTTGAAGGAACAGTTACAGATCCATCATTTTTGGGTTTCTTTTGCTGTCTTACATACTTAACTTTCATTGCGTCCATATAACGCAACTCTTGAATACCTTCTTGAGGTTTCTTAAAGTCAATCACTTTGTGGTAGTATAATCTACCGTCAATATACCAATTCCTATAAATTTCGTGTGACTTATTGTTAAAATCTAGTAGATCTAAAATATGTTTAAACTCTTCTCTAATTTTAGTCTTAATCCCATCACTTGCGTTCAGATTTGAAAGTTCAATCTGAACAGGAACATCATTAGTGTCTGATACAATTGCTTCATTTACAATATCTTCGATGGCGCTATCAACTTCTGGATGAAGTGCCATCTCGCGATATCTTTTGATTAAGTCAAATTCTGTTTTATATACTCCCTCAATATCAACATAAGAACCAAAAAAACCACTAGTCAAATAATGATCAACCCCGTCCTCATTATTAGGAGCGACGGGGGAAACTGTAGACGGAGATTTTGGTTCGGAATCTTCAATAGAAAAACCAAACAACCTAGACATAATTAAAGATTAACTTTTTACTATTTATGCACGCACCCAATACTGGACTTGGAATTCTACTGTAAATTCGGAAATAGTATCAGTAGAATCATAAGACATATCAATTGCAGATATATTTGATGGATAGATTCCTTCAAATTTGTATGCTTTTACATATTCTAAATTTGATTGATTTGCATCTCTTGCAAGTTGCTTAACCACAGCACTTGTCTGATAATCGTCTGGATTTGTAGATTTTGCATGACCTTTATTTTTGTTAGCAATGAATTCCATCCATTGCTCAAATCTCCTTCTGATTTTAAAATCTTCAGTATTCATAATAGTAACAGTCCAAGGATCAAAAGTTCTATCACCTGGAATCTTTAGAGTTTTACCTCTAACGGGAACATCTATTGAAGCGATGTTGGATGCTGGAAGTGCTGCTGCTTTACATGTAAATTCAAATAATTCCGGTGCCTCCGTGTTCTCCCATTCTACAGTACTAATGCCATCAAAATTTGGTAGTGAAGCCATTTGGACCACGAATAAATTGGGTCTTGCTCCACCACCCTGTAAGGCAGTTCTAAAATCAATTATAGATCTTAATTGTCCCATTAATTTAACCTCCGTTTACGTTTAAAGAATTGTTTTCGTTAACTTACATCTAATAGATCATATACTTCTGTTGTATCACCGTCATCTGCGTCCTCATCTATAATAGTCTTATCGATTTTGTTTCCACTTGCCTCTGTCCATCTATGAACCTGGAATTCTACTGTAAATTCCTCAACGGTATCTGTAGAGTCATAAGAAAGTGCAATCTCTGATATATTAGAAGGCCAAATATCAAAAAATTTATATACTGGAAGTGGTTTATCTTTAGTTGAATCTCCTTTCCTACCAAGTTGGAAAATGTAAGCATCGGTAAATATATTATTTTCATCTTGACCATCAATGTTGGATCTTCCTTCAGCAGTAGGATTAGCATTAATCCCTTCCATCCAAATTTCCATAATCGTCCTAATCGCATTATTTTCATCATTTATAATAGTCACTGTCCAGGGATCGACCACCCTATCACCACCAACCTTGAGAACTTTTCCTCTGAAAGGAATTTCTACAGTACCAATATTTGATGCTGGGAATTGTGCTGCCTTACATAAAAATTTAAAGGAATTTCTAAGTCCACCGCTCCACTTAAACTCGTCCGCATCTGGGTCATCTGCTTCTAGAGCATCATTTATTTCATCCTCAATGAAACTAGGCAGTGTTGGAATTTGTACCTCAAATAAATTAGATCTTGCACCACCATTAGCCAATTTGGCCTGAAACTCTGTTATGTTACGTAATTTACCCATTTAATTTACCTCCGATTATTGAGACTATAATAAATCAAAAACCAGCTACTTCTTCAAAAGAAACACCTGTTCTAGTAGCAACAAACGTCAAGGTAATGAAGTTAATTGTTTTTGTGGGTTTCAAGAAGATGTCAGCTCTAAATTCATTATTATCAATAATATCTGGTGTATTATTAGATGCATCACAAATTACTCTATAATCAAAAATACCACCATTTGCTCTAACACCTCTTAAATAAGGATCAACAATATTTACGAAGGTTGCTCTTGTTGCACCATCGTTAATTTCAAATAGTTGATCTTCAGCAGCACCTTTTAGTACTTGCTCAACAGTTAGGAACAATCTACGTACATTGATTCTATCAAATGCGGATGGATAAGAAAGTCCAGTCTTATCACCAAATAGTAGAATTCCAGTTCCAGGTTGATTTGAAATTGGATTAATTCTAGAGCTATACAGAGAATCTCTCTGTGACTTATTGGGATTATATGCTAGTTTAACAGCATTATTCAGAACACCTCTTCTTTGACCTGCTGGTGAAGTCCAAGGGAAGTCAGTTACAGTTGTTCTTGACATTAGTCCGGCAACATCAGCATTAGTTGGGACATATCTAAACTTATTGTTAAAATTATCAAAAGTATACTTATAACCAGAATCAAGAACAGCATAACTTGAAGAAGAAACTGAACTGTAAAATTCTAAAATATTATTTGTTTGTGTATTGGAATTTGTAGAATCTAGTATAGATTCTCTATGGGGAGAAATAGTAGCAATACAATCTTTACGATTTTCAGCAATAGAAATCAGTTTATTTGCTTTTGATTGTGTTTTTTCTAAAGTATCTGAACCTGGACCCATGATTAAATAATCAACTTCAACTTCAGATTCATTTGCAAATAAATCATATGCTGTAATAATCTCGGACAACTGTGATTTATATCCACTTTCATCTCCATAATTTTTACCATCAGTCAAAGTAAAAGTCACATTACCAATAGCACCAAAGATACTATCTGCAGCATTAGAACCCCAAGATTCTTTATTTGCTACACTTACCGACTCACTAAGAATGCCATTATATGTAGTAAATCCAATTGGTGATGGGGAAACTAAAAGACTATCAGAATCATAAGTATTTCCACCACTATAAATGTATTCTGAGAAATTTGCAAGGTAATCTTTGTAGTAATTCTTTGTTGGTGAATCTACACTTGATACAGAATCTAAAGATTTAGAAAGAGAAGTAAACTTTTCTAGAATATTTGCTTTAATTCCTGTTACTGAACCATTATCATCAACAACTGCTATGTTAATAGCATCACCCTCACCGTTTCTTTCTGAAGTGTAATTATTATCTGTTGGTTTTGGTGCAATAGATCTCCAATAAATTGTTGATGAATCTAATCCCAAAGTTTGTTGATCATACCAATCAACAACTGTAGTAACACTAACTGGTGATCCCACTGTATCTCCACTAGAATTTAAAATGCTTATAGAAGATCCTTTTGAATAGGAAGCAGATTTATTAGAAGGACCATAAGTAACTCTAGTTTCCACTCCACCAGTAGTATTTTTAGCAAAGAAATCTACATCAGCACCTGCTGTAATTGTTTCTCCAATTCCTGTTTGAAGTTCTACGAATGTTGCTCCTACAGAAACAACTTGAATTCCATCAGCATTAGGATCTCCAGTATCAAGTCTATAGAAACTCGTTAGTGGTTGAATTCCAGCTACATTGTCTACAAAGACGGTTGTTACACCAGCAGCATATAATGCTGTTGTTAAACCAGTGGTTACAGTGGTATCTAAAAATACATCAAATGATATTGTAGCATCACTAACTCTAGAAAGAACTTTTACATCAATCTTCGAATTTCCATCAGTGTTTGTAGTAACACCGGTTATGATTCCTTTCAAATAACCGTTGAAAGTTGATGTTCCTGCAATTCCAGGAAGAATTACATCATCTAAACGTGAGGTTATTGCTGTACCAACACTAATATCATTTGCTGCTGGATTTGCTGTATTTAAAGTTAGTGTCTGGTCTGCTTTGTTATCAATAACACAAACTTTTAAATCATTCGCCCAAGTTCCTGGGTTTTTTGAAGCAAAATAAAAATTTGTCGCTTGCCATGCATCTGCATAATTGGTTTCATAATCATCAAAATTTTTGATACTTATTGTAGTAGTAATACCAGTAGTACTGAGGGCAACCGAATTTACTAATTTATTGTCATCTATTCTTACAACCTTTAATGTTCCTCCATAAGAAAGATAGCTGGATGCTGACATCCAGTATTCATATTGATCATCTTTTGGCTGAGGTTTTCCAAAAACTCTTATTAGATCCTGCTGCGTAGAAATATCGATAACTTCTTCTACAGGTCCTTGTGTAAAAGGACCTGCAATAGCGCCAATACTA